GTACCAGTTAATGATGCTCTTGATACATCAGATACAACACCGTTAGAGAATGCTACAACTGCAGCACCTGCTAAAGTTACACCTGAATAAGAACCTTTAGAGTAATCGAACAATCCTGTATCAGGGCTGTTACCATCACCTGACTCGTAGAAACGGTCATAAAGGTTTAAACCAGAAGTATAACCAGCATCTTGAGCGTCAGTGTTACTTGGCATCTTGTAAGGTGCGTAGTGCTCATTAAGTGAGTTACTTTGTCTGTTTTGGATTTTAGGTACAAAGTAGAATAATTTACCGATTGGTAAGTTCATTGCTTGTACAGAAACGATATCGTTTGCTAATAATTTAGAGAAAACACGACGAATGATTGGGAAAACCACTGTCTCAAATGAACCTGAAGCGTCAGATACTGCTGCTTCGTTGATTAAGTAAGATGCTTGGTTTTCGTATAATTGTGCGATGTTATCTTTTTGGTGACCGCCAAGACCCTCAAGGAATCCCAACTCGTCCCATTTTTTGATGGTATCTTCTTTGATAACACGAAGGTGCTTAAGACCGATGTTACCAACCATACCTGATTCTAATAATGCTCCCATTTTTTTTGGATTTTATTTTTTTAAATTTTTATTATTTTATTTTATTCATCAAATCTTTCATTCTTCTGAATTGTGGATTTTCATAAGCTTTTGACTCTGAAAGAACCTCGGTAGAAGAAGTTGTTGGATTAGATGTAATTTTATCTACAATAGCCTCTGTCATTGGTTTTTTATTGTCTAATTCAGAGTTAATTGTAGAATAAAGATTTTTGGACTCTTTTATAGTAGAAACTGAATCAAATCTTTTTAATATATTCATTTTCTCCTGTTTAGTTGTTGAATGTTCTGTAAACAATTTGGTAGCGAATGCTAAATTTGCGTTGAAAGTAGCAACTTCGTTCAATTTTTCTTTAAAAAGGACAAGAGCTTTTTTGTACTCTTCATTCTTTTCTCTAAGAACTTGAACTTGTTTTTTAAGTGTTGACACTTCCTCATTAGTTACTGTACCTGCTTTGTAAACATTTTTAGCTGGTAAACCAGTACGATTTTGGCCGTTTTTATCTCCGTGACGGTTTGTTTTTGTACGTGCCGCTTCGGTTGCTTCAACCTTCTTAACTTCACCTTCAACAGGCTCAATAACTTCTGCTTCCTCTTCGTCAAGTTCGATTTCAAAAACGGTTCCGTCTTCATCAGAAGGTTCGATATCATCATCTTCCAACATAGATGTGTCTACATCAGACTCATCATATTGTCCTTCAGATTCATCCCATCCTTCATTAAGACCCATTCCTTCGTCACCGAGCTTAATAATGTACTCCTCATCATCAACATTCAAAGAAATTTTATCACCTTCTTTTTTAACGACAATACCATCATCAGGCTTCATAGCTCTGAAAACTTTAAGTACTTCAGCGTCAGAAGCCGATGTCATATCAAGAACATCTTCTCCCTCTTCATCATCAGCACCCATTTTGTCATCAGCAGGTATTTCCTCGTCATCCGCAGGTATTTCCTCGTCATCCGCAGGTATTTCTTCTTCATCATCAGCACCCATTTCATCTTCACCTTCTTCGTCAGATTCAGGTTCATCTGCAATTTCGTCTGATTCTTCGTCATCTGTTGGAGTTTCTTCATCACCAATTTCTGGTACATCTTGTTCTTCAACTTCAGGAGATTCATTATTCCCCTCGTCTTCTGATTCTTTAAGCAAATCATTTAGTTCTTGTTTCATTGTAGAAGCAAGTATACCCTTTGCATTTTGCTTAACTGCTTCTTCAAGAGTTTGTACTTGAAGTAAAGCTTGTTCTAAAATAGATTTTTGACTCATCGTATTTTTTAAATGTTTTATTATCCTATAAATACATTGATTTTAGAAAAAATTACTTTTCTTATACCTCAAAACGGATAAAAATTATTATTTAGATAAAAAACTATCTAGTTTACCCATTAATGACTTCATCTTGTTCATACCTTCATCAGATTTTTCATCAATAGATTCTTGATATTTGTCCCTGTCAGATAAATCAGGGAACACATATGCACCTGGTGTAGATGGAGATGACACCAAATCAAAACAAACAAGTTCAAAATCTTCTTGTACTATGTTTTGACCCTTAACATTCTTTAATGAACCAACACCTCTTGAAGAGATACCTAAAGTGGCTCCGTTCATAATTAACATTGCAGCTTGGTCTCCTTTTGTGGAAACAATTCCCATCTTTCTCCAACCCGGCGAAGTGAAAAGTTTAATTTTACCCATAAGCATCTTACCATCCCAAAAAGTTTCAAGAATTGAATGGGAAACCCTATCTAAATCGATAAGTGAAGATGATGGGTGATTTAATTCGTTTAATGCGCCACCCTTTCTAATGAGCGTTTGGTATTTTTCGTTTTCTCTTTTCAGTAACATTTCAGGATAAATCCTTCCGTTCTTATTTGGAGTGTCGTATTTTTGTAAAACAGCGTATAAAACTATGTCCTGAGAAAAATCAAGTTCTCTCATTTCCTTAATGATTTGCTTGTTTTCTTCAGGTGATATATGTCCGGCGTCGTACTCTATTAAGATTCCTTTACCCGTTTCGTGAGGACCTAAAATTTTCATTTACAGTTTTTATACTATAAATACATCAATAACCCAACTTATTTCTTGTTCTTATAGAAATTAAACAGATTTTTGTCTTTTAGATTAGTATCAACGATGTGTTCGGATAGTTCTTTAATTCTACTCTTTACTTTTTTATCGCGAATGTCAAAATGATTTTTAACAAATAATGTTATCTCTAAATTCATAAATGACTTCTTTTCAAGTTTGATTCCCTTAGTTCTAATGTCTAAATCGACTATATTTTCTTTTCTAAATAAGTCGTTATCCAAACAATAGATATAGTTTTTAATTTCTCTACGTGATTTTGAAATTATGACATCGAAGTCTTTAGTATCGGTTTCAGGTAAAAGCCAAGAATTTAATTTTATATATATGGTTTTTAAGTTTTTGTAATCTACAGTTCCATATCCGATTTTTACATTACCATAGTGTCCCAGTGGTATAAATTTTCCGGTTTTCATTAATTTTGTTCATATTATAATATCTTATGGTTATATTTAAAATATAATGAAAAATTCTGGTAAATCCAAAATATATTTATAAAATATAAATTAAAAACAAATGATTATAATCGAAGTAAAGGGAGAGCGAGGAATTGAGTTTGCGTTAAGAACGTACAAACAAAAAGTTCAAAAAATTAAGCAAATCCAAAAATTAAGAGAAAGGGAAGAGTTTGTAAAACCCTCCGTTAAAAAACGTAAAGAAAAACTCAAAGCAATCTATTCAGAGAAAATAAAAAATGGTCTTAATTAAGACCATTTTTTAATTCTTTAAGTTTGAAATAATTAATTTTACTAAATGTCATTTTGTTAACCTCGTCTTGAACTTGTGTTAACTTCTTTGAAAGGTCTTGGTCTGAATTTTCAGTTAAAATCTTGGATACTTGGTCTAAAACATTTTCTTTTAATTCTGACATATTCTTATCTAAATCTTCTTGATTCATTGAAAGAATATTTTTTAATTCTTCTTTTTGTTCTTCGTTTAGGTTGTTTGAATATAAAACGTTAAAATTATTAACTAATACTGCGTGCAGTAAAGATTCATTTACAACAACATCAGACGATAAGTCTTCGTTTGTTTGTTTAGAAGTCGTTAAATGACCGACTAATTTTTTCTTAGAAAGAACCTTCTTATCAATATTCGATAAGTTATCTTCTTCTAATAACGTATCAAGACTTGAGTAAACTTCATTTTCGTTTATCTCAATGTCATTTAATTTCGTATTCAATTTATTACAAAAATCAGATATATTTTTTGATTTGTTCTTTAGAATTGTATTTAATTCTTCCACATATAATTTTGCGGTGTCCTTATCTTCAAAATATTTGTTTTCGATTTCTTCGTAAAAAAGATATAACTCTTTAAAATCCTTATTCTCTTTAATCATTTTAAGGATTTCCTTCATCTCAGTTTTATTCTGATTTGAATATGATTCTGTGAGTTTC